TATTGAGCTATGTAAGAGCATCTTATTAACAGATATGACAAACGAGGACAGAGAAGTTTATGAGTTACTATTAAAGTTATTAAAAGAAAGTGGTAGAAAAATATGCAAGAGACCAGTAATGGTTTCAAATTACGGTGGAACTTCAGGCGGAAGAGCTGATATGTTATACAATATGTTTAGAGAGTTAGGAGTTGAGAGAAGATTTGTAACACAGCAGAATGCTATAAAGTTCGCTAAGATAATTGGAGACTCTATCACGGGCGTTTTAAACGGTGGTAAAGCATTCGAAAAATATGTTCAACTACTTAATAACATTATATCTAAAAAGGGCACAGCAGTAACTTGGATGACAGGTGACGGGTTTAAGGTAGTACATGTTAAGAATAAAGAGCTAAAGCCACAGAGTGTTAGATTATTGTTGCCTAATTCTAGAAAGACAATAAAGATAATTAAGAAGATGTATTCGAATGAGGTAGCACCTATGAAAATGAGGTCAGCTATTTCTCCAAATGTGATTCACTCTTATGACGCAGAGTTGTTAAGAAGAGTTGCTCTAAGAATGAAAGAAGAAGGTATAGAGAATTCAGATTGGATACATGATTCATTTGGAACGCTACCTAACGAGGTTGGAGATATGCTTAGAATAACTAAAGAGGTATTTATAGAGATGATGCATTCAAAGCCTTTAGATAGACTAGATGCAGAGTTGAGAGAGCAGTCTTTATATAATGGAACAACAGAAAGACAATTGGCAAAGGTTGAATTACCAGACTTAAATGGTATAAATTGGAATGATGATGGAATAAGTAATTTATCGGAGTCAGAATGGTTCTTTTCATAAAGTAAAAAAGTAATAAAAAGAGGTAAAAATTAAGTTTTTTATCTCTTTTTTTTTGCATTATATTGAAAAATATAAACTGCTGATTTTAAGATAGTTAGTCTTTAACGTCCCTATAGGAAAGAATAGCACATTTTTAAAGCCACTAAAAAAATAGAATAGCAGTTCAAAAATATGAATATATGCAAAGAAGGATTGCCGTCTTGATTTGTATGTTGTTAGGCAAATTTAGTGGAATTAAAAAACGAACCAAGCATTTAAGACTTTATAGATTTAATTCTAAGGTTCGACAAAATATGGGGTTTAATTTCTACACCTCAATAAGTAGAGATAATAGTAAACAATAAGAATGAATACATTTAAGACAAAATTTATAGACGTAAAATTAGACCAAAAAGAATTTTCACAAACTAGTGTAAAAGCGGTCAAAGAAATTTATGCATCTAAGTTTCAAATAGCTAAACATAATGTTAAAGCTTTAGACTTTAGAAAGTGCCTAAGTGCATTAAGGGAGTTAAAAAATAATAAATTAACAGATACAGTGTTGCCAACTAGTGATATTGTATAAACTAAAACAAAAACAATATGAGCAGTTATTCAATAAACAAAAATAGCACTAACTTCACTCTGGATAACTTTAAAGAGAATACTCAAATAGTTACCAAAGAGGATGTTGCGTTAAAAATAATGAGATGGGGTTCTGATAATTATTTCCCTCAGACATTTAAGAACATAGTAGAGCAATCTCCAAATGCAAAGCCAGCAGTTTCAAGAACAGCGAACTTTTATAAAGGTGGTTCATTCGAAGGTGAGGACATAGTTATTAATACTTATGGACTAACACTAAGAGACATAGTGGATAAGTCAGCAGATGATTTAGCATTATTTGATGCATTTGCAATTAACTCTAATTTTAATATAAATGGTATCCCAACGGATATGATTCCTATGAGAGTAGAGACTTTAAGATTCAATCAATTTGATGAATTAAATTATGCATCTAAGATTGGGTATCATAGAAATTATGGAGACAATGATGTTGTCGACATGAATATTGAGAACTCGGTTACTCATGAGGATATTAAATTTATAAACATTTGGAATCCAAAATACGCATTAGAGCAGATTGAAAAATTGGCAAATGGAGTACAAGATTATAATGGTCAAATACTTTATTATTCAGGAGCAGGCTCTAGCACGTATCCAGTTCCACAATTACAGTCAGCAATCAATTATGTATTGTCAGATGTTGAAAATAGTATCTTAATAAGAAAAGAGACTTCAACTGGATTCATTAGCTCGTATTTATTAAAGAGCACGATGGATTATAATGACCCTAATTTAGTTGCTTTAGAAAATGGAATTGCATCAATGCAAGGAGCTAGAGGAGTTGGAAAGATAATGACTATATCAGGATTGAGTGAAGAAGAAGTAGGAAAAGATTTACTAGAAGAGATTGGTGGAGGAAATTCATCAGCTATTATAGATTCAGCTACTAAAACTTTTGAGCTTGATAGACAAGTTATTACAGGAGCATATTTAATTCCACCAATTTTAAGTGGAGCAGATGTCGCTACAGGGTTTTCTACAGAATCTTTAAAAGATGCTTATAATGTATTCAATGCAATTACCGAAGCAGGTAGAGCTAGAATTCAAAAAGAGATTAACAAGATTTTAAAAGCAGGTGATTTTGGAATTGACTCAATTGAGTTAAAGCCATTAGCATTAAGTTTTACAGATAAACAAGAAGGTGAAGCTTTAGAAGGTGAAGGCGTTAATGCTGAAAATCAAACTTTAACAAATCTTTCAGGAAGACAAATGCAAGGGATTCAAAGAATTGTTAGAAAGTATAATAAAGGAGAATTAACAGAGGCTCAAGCTACAGACTTATTAAAGGGTGGATTCGGATTTGACGATGAAGCAATTGATAATTGGTTAGTTAGCCCAGAGGAAGAGGCTGAAGAAGCTGCAGCTGATGGTGAACCTAAAATTAAAATAGAAGAATAATGAATGGAATAGAACTAGAAAATTCATTAATCTCACCTGACGTGTGCGATTTAATGCAAGATAGAATAAGTGTACAATTAGACATCGACCAGACTAGAGTAAAGGCCGCAGCACATATTGCTCAGACGGTAGACTTAAGTAGAGTTATAGGAGTAGCTAATGTGCAAAGATGTATTAATCCACAAAGTGATGCAGATGATACGTTAAGAGATTTAGTTATACCAGCTTGGTTGTTTTATACCAATGCTAGAATGCTAAGAATGTTTAACGGAACATTAACTGACAGTGGATATGTAGTAGCGGAAGAAGCAAGTTCTAAACAGGCTTCTAAAGATGCTGATGAGTCTTATAGTGTTGCCGAAGTTTATTTGGAACTAGCACTAGACTTCTTAGATGCTGAAACACCTACCGCTTCAGATGACATTGACAGAACTACTTTAACTCCAAAGATTAGAGTTTTCGGAGGTCAAGAGAATAGAGGAAGCAATTAAGAAATACGATGTTGTTCGCCGTGCTATGAGATTGAGCTCATATGGTTCGCTACCGCAAGGACAAGACCAGTTGTAAAATACTGGTCAAAATTGAAATATAGTGTAGTGGTAACACATCTGCCTTTGACGCAGACATCCGAGGTTCGAGCCCTTGTATTTCAACAAAAAGATAGGAAGTATCACCTATAAAATTTGATATAAAATAATATACATAATGACAGAAATTAAATTAGTCGGGATGTTGATAAAATCACTTATCTTATGGGTAGTGTTATTAGCTCCAAGAATATTAGTTTACACATTAGGAGTCTTAGAGACTTTTTTTAGAGTACTAAAGGAAACAATCAAAACATTTACAGAAGAGTTAAAAAAGGCTGTTCTTAACCAATAACACCTCATGAAGTATTGAGGACAAACCCAACACATATGGCAAGAGGAATGAGTAATAGTAAAAGAGCAAAAGATAAAAGAAATAGAGAACGTAAAGAGCTGTTTCAAGAGGCGATTGCTGATGGTTACACTAGTAGAAGAGATATAGCGAAAGCTGTAGGAATCTCTAGCTTTGACTTAACAGAATTTTTTGAAGATAATCCAAAGATGTATAAGATATATTCATCTAGAAGAAGAGAGCTAAGAGATATAGCTCTAGACAATATAACGGATATCGTAGAGGATAAAACACATCCAAAGCATTATGATGCAAGTAAGTACATTGTTCAAAACTATCAAACTGATTTAGATATAATTCTAGACAGTAGGGAT